CTCCTCTACCTTTTCTTCCTCAATTTCTTTTTCAACTTTTTTAGGTTGTTTTTTAGAAACTTTCTTCTCAAACTTCTCAGTTACTTCTTCTTGTTCTTCCTTTTCTTCTACTTCTTGTTGAGCTTCATCTTCATTTGTAGAATCATCTACACTAAGTAGATTTTCATCTGTAAAATCATCCCATATGGATGATTCCATTTGTTCGTTGTTTTGTTTAGCCATGTTGTTTAGTTGTTGTTGGTTCAAATATACAAGTAATGTACAAACTGGTTGTAAATCACTTAGTTGTAAAGTTTATTGAGCTTTTCCCTTAAATTTTTTAAATTTCTTTAGATCGTATTTTATTTTCAATTTATCTAGCCTAGGTTTGACGTAATGTTGGAAACACCAACCTCCAGTAGCTCCTATTAAAGCTAGAAGAAAAGCACTTAATGCGTGTAGAAAGAATGTACCAATACTTACACTTGTAACACTACCAATTAATATTGCACCTAATTCTCCTGATTGTTTATTTGTCATAACTTTTACTTTTAACATCTATTTTTTTGACTTACTTCTTTCACCAGCTACGGGGTTCTTTAGTTTAGCTTTATTGTTTTTATCTGCTATACGTTCCCTTACAACCAATTCATGTTGTTTAAGATCTAATTCCCTATCTTTTTGCCTAGCCTTAACAGCTTCAGCTCTTTCTTTAAGGGAAATCTCTCTTTTCTTATTTTGGTCATCAGATATTACTTTTTGAGCAGCAGAAGGATCAATAATAGCTTCAGGGTTTTGATCTACCCCAGATTGTTTTAAGATTTCTAAATCCTCTTCTCTATCGTATTTAACATGAAGCAACCTTTCTTCGATTACACCTTTTAATTCTTCAAAAGAGTTTTCAATCATTACCAATCTTTCTTGACCTTCTTGTTCAGATTGTTGAGCAGCTTGAGCTTGTTCTTGAGACTTAAGTTCCATTTCTTGAAGTAAGATCTTAAGTTTAGACAATGACTTAGCTTGTACTACATCTACTATTGTAGAAGGATTTACACCATTTTGAGCAAAAGCTTGTACTTGTTGTCTAACCATTTCTAAGTTAGCTAAATCCCTTGCAGAACGAGATATATATACACCCATATCCATTTCAGTATATTCTACTGGATCAATAGATAACATTTGTGTTCTTAAATCATCTCCTTGATACACTGCTTGAAATCCATCAGACCAAGCTAGTTTAGAAATATCCAATAAACCTTGTAACTCACAACGTACAAATTCCTCAAACCTTGAGAATACTTTTTCTGAGATAACTGAAGAGTTGTTTGAAGCTAGTTGCGCACCAGTAGCTGTATCACTAGAAGTTACATTACCTTTACGTTGTCTTGAAATACCTAATAATTCATCCCACTCTTGTTTTACAAATGTCATCAAACTGATCAAGTTCTCTATATGTTGGTATAGTCCCATGTCAAGGACATTATACTGATTGAATGATTTATCTACTCCAGGTTGTGATCTATCAATTAATGCCCATCCTGTAGCATCAGCCCAGTAAAAAAACTTTTCTTCATCCCAACCATGTTTTTTAGGAATAGCTCCTTGATCCATTAGGATAATTTTACCTTTGGATTTAGCTATTGTTTTTTCCATTTGATAATGGAGAATACGGTGCAGTATTTCGTAAGGCATACCCATCTCTACTACAGATACGTTTTGAGAATGTGTATCAGAAAACCTTTTACCGTTGTATGGTAACTTACACAAAGAAGAGTTGTTGACTGTATTTCGTTGACCTTCTACTGGTTTAATACCTAAGAATAAACCTTCCCCTCTTCCTACGTTTAATCTATAACCTTCCCAAACTTCGTTAACCCAATACCATTCACACGTTTCACCCTGTTCTTTGTTTACTTTGTAATTTTCAGGTACTTCAATCTCTTCAGGTTCCCCAGTCATTGGGTTTATATAAGTAAGGATACCTATTTTGGTTAAGTACTTCCAAGTACAGTGGAATACAACTACTTTGGATTTACGTAAATCTTTATCGTCACGTAAAGCTAATTGATTACTTATTCTTGCCCCATTAAAACTTAGATGTCCAGATTGGTCTTCGATAAGATCTATTTCATTTTCTTCTAGTTCTTTATAAAATTGATCTTGTATTTCAGATGGTGTCATATAAGATCTTTTTACACACCATTGCCCATCCTCTATGTATTCTGAATCTGGGGATTTATCGTAATCTATATCAAGAGGAGAACAACGTTCATATACCATTCTTCCTCCTCGCATACCTTTGTAAGTAAAACATTCTCCAGCTATTAACCAATCTCTGAATAATCGTTTAAACTTTTCTTCTAATTGTTGTTGGTCAATTATAATATTTAACGCTGTATCAGCAATCTCTGCTCGTTTATCTCTGTAATTAGAAGCATAAGCAGCTTTAATCTTTTCAGGTAATTGAGGTTGTTCAGAAGGAACACCTGTATCTTGACCAGAAGCATTTAAAGCATTGATGAATTGTTGTTCTAAAGATTTGAGAATATCTTTGTACATTGCATCTTGTGCTTGGTTGTAAGCATCAGCATTGTGTACTTTTACAGCAAAGGAGAATGGTCTTCTTTCGTATTCTCCTTCTAACAAATCTACATTAGGTCGAATAATTGGATAACTTCTTAGCCTAGCTGGCCAATTAGTGTAATCACTGTTTGAAGAGTTTAGTGGGTTGGTTACATAATGAAAGAAAGAATCAGGTAACCTATTGTTGTAAGCTTCGTAAAATACTCTTGGATCTCTAATATTAGGGTTGATTACTTCATCCATAAACGTACCCAACATAATGTAATAATCCATTACCCGTTTGGTATGCTCAAACTTATTTTTAACCTTTTCAGAATAAGAAGTACGAAGTCTAGGTAATCTTGAAGAATGCCCTGTATTTTGTTCTAACATTAGTTACATGATTAAGTCCGTTGGGTTTTGTCTAGAATATAGATCTCTTTGAATAGGCAACATTTCGTGCATTTGTAATTTATATTCTCTATCATTCCTTGAATCAGAAAACAAGTTCCTGCTAAAAATATGATCTCTATTTTGTTTAGTTTGTTGTTCTACTACCTGTAACTCAGCTTCTTGGAGTGTAGCCATTAAGACCAACATACAGGAAATACGGTCAAAGTTACCACCTGGAGAGTACTTAATCAACTCCTCTAGTAATGCTCTATCGTATATGTGGTCTATATTAAGAACATATTGAGTATTTTCTCCATCTATTTTTAAAGCTCGTTCATCCAACAACCAATCTACCAGTTTTTGTATTAATTCAGGCTTATTTGAGTCCTCAACTCTTACAAAAAACTCTCTTCCACTAATCTTTTTATGTTCTCGTGAGTGGTTAAATACAGTTGGACGTTCACCACAATAATTTAAGAATCCGTATTGTTTAGCGTAGTTTAGAAGATCGTTACCTCCTCCTTTAATCTCAGTTTGTACAATTGCATTAAAGTAACGAGCAGCTAAGAATATCCTTCTATGAAAATCTCTTACCCTAGGCGGTCTACCTGCATACCATGCAACTAGAATATCATCAACAGTTGGGAAGATTGAGTTTTTCTTTTTGTAAACATAAAAAGTACCTAATGAATTCCATTGAGTAGTTTGATCTAAATCTTGATGAAAGCAATCAGCTACAATGTAATATAGGTTGTCAGGTACTCTTCCTTGATCGTCACGTAAAGGAGACTCAAATAACATGAAAGCTCCTTCTAAAGCTTCATCTGTTTTGTGTGGGTAATGATCTACAGGAGTAAGTTTAGAATTAAGTTTAAATACAACTTGTCCTTCCTCTATTTCTAATTCACCTTTTTTGATGATACCTGTAATATCTGGAGAAGAGTCAACTAACCTAAGTTGTCTTTGTAGTTTTTCAATAGGAAAGGGATTATTGTTTAGACGCATTAAAGCTTCCATAGGAGTGTATGGATACTCAGCAATTTGTTTATCCATTAGAGTAGAGGATCCTTTTGCAGCTTTTTCTCTTTGTTCGTCATGGTAAGCTTTTGCTTTAGTAAAATCAGTGTTCCCCCATTTATCCATAAACCTAGTCATGTTTGCCCAAGCTGGAAAAAAGAAACCATGGTCTTTAGGTAAAACAGCTTCTCCTTCCCAACAATTTTCAAATGATAAACAATCAAACACGTTTGGATTACTAAAGATATTCTCTAATCCTGCAATACCAGGCCCTTGCTCACCGCCTGTCCCCCAAACACACATCATAGAAAATTTAACACCACCTTCTTCAGCTAATGCTTTTGCTGTCATCCAAGATGACTCAAGATTGGGGAAAGATCCCCCTTCTTCAAAGTTTACAAACCCCCTAGCTCCTCTGAGTTTTCTAGGGTGGTCAATTACAGCCCCTTGTATTTCCCCACCAGTTTTAACTTCAGCTCCCGTATCAGGATCTAGAAAAGAAGCTTTCTTATATAAATCTTGATCTTTAAATTGTCTTAAATGTTTAAATGCTCTTTCAGTTGAAGAGTTATGGAAGTTAATCTGATCCCAAGCTTTAGATAACACTCCATCTTTATTTAAGTACCTTTCTACAGCAACAAAATAAAATACAGGAGTCTCTGTTTGGAATGTATATTCATGTACACCAAATGAGGCCATTAATTCTGAGAATCCTGTACCACGAGGTTTTAGAATAGCTAAGTTTAGACCGTTGTTAATTGCAAGATTATAGTCAGTGGAGAAGAAGTAATGTATTGGCCAGAAATTAGGAAAGGATGTAACCCGTTTAGAAACAGCTACACCCTTTTCTACAGTCTTCATTTGTTTGTAGTTAAGGAAATGATAATACTTTCCTGGAATCCATAACTTAGTTATTGGATTCTCATAACCGTACAAACATCTTTCCCTTTCTTCTCCCCAAA